TGAAAACGAGGAGAGCATTCTCCTTTATGAGATTTACTGCAAGGAAGACGACGGGCGGGTCTACTACGACACGTATTCGCCCAAATGCATGCAGGAGGATGACGCTGTGCGTGAACGGCAGTATTTGCCATACGACCACAAGAAGTTCCCCTTCGTTTCCTTCCGTAGCGAGATAAAAGATGAAGGCTGGTATTCTCCGCGCGGCGTTGCAGAGATTGTGGCCTCGTTTGAGGACTCCCTCACCCGGCAGTGGAACTTCAAGCACGATTGGATGGACTTTTTCAACCGTCCGCTCTTCAAACGGACACCGGGGAGTCTGGGTGGTGGCCAAAACACCACGAATACGAAGTTCCTGCCTGGATCCACCCTCCCGGACGGCGTTGAACCCGTCGATTCGAAAGCACCCCCTCTATCTTTCGATCAGGAGATGCAGACGACAAGGGCGTTGGCGGAATACCGGATAAATGTGCCTGATCTGGGGGCTACGAGTCATCTTCAGGGCAAACCAACAGTCCGAGGTGATGTTACGGCAACTCAGGTAAACGCTATCGTCGGACAGTCCCAGCTAACCGACGATATGCGTTCACGGGTCTTCCGGCTCGATTTTGGCGACCTGATGAACATGTGCTGGTCGCTTTACAAGCAATATGACAGCCAATCCCTGACATACGTGCTGGATGACACCGTTGGGCAGCTTCCACCGGACGCTTTGGAGGGCGAATACGAAATCAGCCCCAACGGGACGAGTGATTCGTGGAACAAGCCCCAGCAGCTCCAAAAGGCCATCGCACGGCTCCAGATGTTCCGTGGAAGCCCCTACTGGCGCCAGGACGAGCTGGAAAAGAGTGTCATGGAGCTGGATGACCCGCGTATGATCAAACGGGCCTTTACCGACCCCGGACAGACGCTGAAGGAGCAAATGGAGGTGCAGGCGCAGGAAATTTCCATCATGCTACTTGGATTCCCTGCTGCGGTTCAACCAGCGGATGACGATAAGGCGCATATTCAGAGCATGGAGGGCTTTGTTCAGAGGGATGTGCAGACAGGTGAGGGTCGAGTTACGCCGGAGGTGGCGCGGCTGATTCTCCAGCACGGCGCGGATCACGACAACGCGCTGGCCCAGAAAGGCGACAAGGCCATCAACCAGGTGCGCCAGCAGATGCAGCCTATGATCCAATTTCTGTCACAGCTAGCACAGTCCCAATCTGTGCCATCGAATGTCGTCCAGGGGCCCGGCGGCGGGGCAGGGTCTTCCCCGACTGCTCAGACCCCTGGCGGCAGCGAAAATGATCCCGTAAAGGACGCCACGATGGTGATGAACGCGCTGGCGACTCTTAAAAAGGCCGGAGTGCCGATAACCGACGAGGAGGTCAACGAGGCCTTGCAGCGCGCAGGACTCCCTCCGCTTCAGGCTGGTATGCCGATCCCCGAACCGGTGAAGCCCGAACCGGTGAACATTGAAGGTGAACCTCAACCACAGGCAGGAGGAGCATGATTCGTCGGCTTAAAGCGGCATTCCTCTACCTTCGGAAGTATCCGGTGGTGAAACTGCCCGAAAACTATTGGACTGACGCAGATGCCAAGGCGTGGAGCAATTTCCTCGGCTCTGACACGGGCGCAAAGTTGAGGCATATGCGCTGGAACCGGGTCTACGAGGCACAACAGATGGCGATCACGGATCGGAAGGATTCCGCCTACTCTGCCGGCATCGCATTCGGAATTCTGGGGATGACCCATGACGAGGACGCACTTTTAGCTATTTCGCTCCCTCAGAGCGCATCTGAGGAAAACACACGACGATCATCGGACTTCGTCAGTGTGAATAGATAGGTCCGAAGCAAGATAAACTATGGAAATTGAAAGCCTGACAATGGACGCCGAAGAGGCGGCAATGCGAGATCTCGGCCACGAAGCCGATGCCGAGCAGGGCCGTCCCGTCGAACCAAGCGCGGAAACAACGGAAAGTCGCGCACCCGTGCAGGAGACAGAACAAGCAGAGACTCAGCCGCCTGATGTGGGCGTGCCTGAGAAGGAACCTGTTAGCTCGGAAACCGAGATCACAGAGAAGCAACCACAGGGACGACCCCGCGATCCGGTCACTGGAAAGTTCCAGAGGCCCGATACGGAATACTCTCGCGCCCAGAAGGAACAGGAGCGCAAAGATCGCTCATGGGCGGCACTACAGGCCGAAAAGGAACGCTTCCGCATGGCCACTACCCAGTGGCAGGAACAGCAGCGGATGCGCCAGCTTGAGGAAACCCGAAAGCAGAACCAGCCTCTGCGGAGGGACGGCCTGACAGCGCAGGAGTATTACGAAGGAGCGAAGGTGTTTGAGCGCGATGGGGACTATGAGAACGCCTACAAGGCCCATCAGGTCGCCCAGGAAATGTTCCACGCGGAACAACAGCGTGGGGTGCAGATGCAGGGAGTCGAAGCGGAGTATCAGTGGCGCACGGGGATGCAGCAGGCAATTGCCGCAGAACCGGCCATTGCCGATCCAGACTCCCCGATTGCCCAGCACCTCGAGCGGATCATCCAGCAGAACCCGTGGATCTACTACATCCCGCAGGGATTCCAGCGGGCCGCGGAAGTGGCGCACATGCTGACCAAGATGGCCTCGCTTTCCGAGCTACAGGACGAGAATGAAAAACTACGCGCCGATCTGGAGAAATACCAGCGTCGGTCCCAGCCTTCGCGTGGCGGTTACGCCGCACCCAGGCACGGGGAAAAGGACTTTGATGACATGGATCTCAATGAAATGGAGAGCCATCTCAAAGGCCTGACTGCCGAAGCTGATAACTACCGATAGGCGCGTGCAATAAGGAAACAACATGCCTTTACTAACAACGGTTTCTTCGGGGATCACTGGTCAATACCAGAAGTATTTCTCGAAGAAGCTCCTGCCTCATGCCGTGCAATTGCTCGTCATGGCGCAGTTCGGACAAAAAGTCCCCTTCCCACGGGAACAGGGGGCGGTAACAATTCGGTTCACACGCGGCGACATCGCTGCGGCAGCGAACGTCCTTGCAGGTGGCGAGGGTGTCCCGACGACTACGTTCAGGGACTACACCTACACCTTTATCGACGCCACGTTGGTCGAGTATGAGGAAGCGGCAAAGATCAGTGATGTTCTGAGCTGGACGAACCTCTTCGACACCTTGAAAAACATGACGGGTGTCATGGGCGAGGATGTGGCCCTCCATGCTGACAGTAAGATCCGTGACACACTGGTCGCGGGTGTTGTCGGCGCGGGCAACAGACGTTACGTCGGCACAACGCAGACCTTCGCTGGCCTGAGTGCGCTCACGGGTGGTGTCCCAAATGCAACGGGTGCCATTACGATCACCGACATTCTGGACGCGATGACCAGACTCACCATTACGCGTGCTCCCCAGTTGAATGGGGAATACGTGTTTGTGGCTGGGCCTCAGGTCTGCCGCGACATCCTGAATGACCCCAAGGTTGTCCTCACGGGGCAATACGGCACCAGCAAGTCGCTGATGACGGGGGAAGTCGGGCGGTGGTATGGGGTGCGTGTGGTCAAACACACCAACCCGTTCATCGAAACCGGTGGCGGCACGGAGGGCGTTTACACGCCGGCTCCTGCTGCGGCACAGGCCATCTACCGTAGCTGGTGCATGGGGACAGACGGATTCGGAATCCCGCAAATGGGAGGCCTCAGTCCGTTCAACCCGTCCATTATGATCTGCGACAAACCCGATAAGAGCGATCCCACGAATCGCTTCATCACGGCAGGTATGAAGATGTATTGGACTTCCGTCGTGCTGAACGATCAGTGGATCGTCAGCGTGTCGAGCAAGTCTGCATACGCAGGCTAAACAACGTAATTGGGGCGTCCACGGGGGCGTCCCAATTCAACCAAGGAACTTAAAATAAAATGGACGTAGCAGTTACACAGGCAACTTCGGCAACGACAGCGGTCACAGCTAACGGGGCGAGTGGTGAAATTACCACTTTCAACGAAACGCTGGCCACCCTGACATCGCTTGTGTTCACGGTGAACAACAACTCCGTGGACGCTGATTCAGTGGTTCTGATCGGGATCGTTAATTACTCAGGA